AGCTAGTCGCACCATCTATTAAAGCCAGTAAATTCCTACTGGCTTTTTTATTTCCTAAAATTCACTTCAAAAATCAATCACTTACACACAATTAGCACAACAAATCACTAAAATTTAAAGCTTCGAATATTGCCAACTTTTAGTTATTTTTATATATTTTTAGTCATTAATTACGCCAAAATTACGCAAAATTTTGTGCGATTACGCCAATTAAAAGTGTGAGGTGGTATATGGCTACGATGCGAAAACGTGGTGATAAATGGCGAGTAGAGATTTATAAAAACGGGATTAGAAAATCTAAAACTTGTAAAACAAAGGCGGAGGCTGCTCAATGGGCTTTAGAAGAAGAGAAAAAATTAGAGCTACAAGAGCAAGGATTGCAGCCTGAAACCGTCTTAGCGGACGTTGTAGAGCGTTATTTGCGAGAAATCACGCCAACTAAACGAGGAATACGCCACGAAACGTTAAGATTAAATAAATTTGCCAGACATCCGATTTGTAATAAGTTTATCGGTGATGTAACGAGAAAAGACTTCGAGTTATGGATAGCGGAAAGAGAAAAAGAAGTTAGTGGCGAAAGCATAAGACGAGAATTATCCACCATTAGAAATATTTTTAATGTGGCTGTCGAGCGTTGGAATTACATTGAAAAAAATCCAATGATAGGGCTTGTTTTGCCTAAAGGAAGTGAGCCGAGAACTCAAAGATATTCTGATGAAGAGATAGAAAGAATTCTGTTTGTTAGCGGCTATAACGATACGCTTAAGACAATTAGAGCAAGAAGTGGTGCGGCTATGCTATTTGCTATTGAGACAGCAATGCGTGCTGGTGAGATTTGCGGATTGACTTGGGATAACGTGAATTTAGAGAAAAGAACTGCTTATCTGCCAATGACAAAGAATGGCACTTCTCGGACTGTTCCATTGACAAGAAACGCTGTGGCTATTTTGGAAAGATTGAAGAAAGAAATTGGTAATACTGGTTTGTGTTTTCAGTTAGATACTCGCTCGCTTGATGCTGCATTCAGAAAGATTAAGAAAATGGCAATGTGTGAGCATTTACGTTTTCACGATACAAGACGAGAAGCTTTGACAAGATTGGCTAAAAAGGTTGACGTGATGACTTTGGCGAAAATATCGGGGCATAAAGATATTAGAATACTTCAAAATGTCTATTACGCCCCGAATATGGAAGAAGTTGCTGAACTTCTAGATTAAGGCAATACCTCTGGGAATGGATCGTTAGTTATCCAAGTGATTACAGGCATCCTCATGTAATCAAGGTCGGCTGTCGGCACTTTGTCCCTGAACCTTAATTCAATATAAGCTCTATCGCCTATACTAGCAACATACACAGTAGCAATCTCATCACCGTCATCGCTATAAAATGGAAGCATAATGGGTGTGCGTGTACGAAAGCCAACTGGTATTTTCGGAGGGGGTAAAATATCCATTCGCTTGGCGTGATTTTTCCTCGTGAATTTAGGGTTACTGCTCCCGTAAAAAGAAATAGTGTCCCAACGCCCCGCATAGAAAGAACACTCAACTCTGTTATTCACTCGCCTTAAATGAATAGCCCCTTCTTTAATATTTACAGAAATGTTAGATAGTTGTCTAATACCTGTATCACCCGATATAACAGTCCACTGTCCATTTTGCTTTTGCCATAGGTATGCTCCAACGCCTGCACCGTTTGTTGAGTTATAAAAAGTCCCATTCGGCTCTCTACCTGTAATCTTTCCGCTAGTTGTTTCAGGCTTATCTGGACGTCCATTACCAGTGATTATTGATGAATCACTGGACTGACTTCCGCCCTCACTACCCTCTGGAATTTTCTTCTCAATTCGCTTAATTTCAGTTCCCATGAATTCAGCGAATTCTGATATATTCGCTTGAAATTCCATTATTTGTTGTAACCTCTAGTGTAAGCTTCTTTTAAATTCAATCCGTCAAGCACAGTAAACTTCCCAACAAGCAGTGCTAAAGATTGATTTGTTTGGGTGAGCTTTTGAACCAATTTATTTAAGCCATCTTCGCCTGTTTGAATGTTTTTCAACATATCGCCAAGTTCTTTGATTGTGTCAATGCTTGCATCAACTTGTCCGCCTAAAAGCTCATTTTTGACATCTGCTTTTGCTTGTGTTAAAAGTTCGAGGATTTTCTTAGCGGAGAGTGTTGAACTGTCGCCTGTTGCGCTATCATTGATGCCTGCGCTACTACTCGATAATGCTGTAATAGATTGTTTTAACTCATTGATTGCACCAACAATCGATCCCTTCTCATTTGTTGTTAAGGTTGACAATAAACCGATAAGTTTAATGATTTCTTTGTCTTTAAGCCCAACAAATTCTGCAAATTCAGTTAAAATTTGAGTAAAGTCTGGTCTTGCCATATTCTATGCTGCTCCTATATTGTAAAAAGTTTTTAATTCTTCAAGTGTTGGGATTTTCTGGTCGCATTGTCCGTCATCTAATTTGACAATCTCGACCTTTTCAATTACCACCTCAATCTCTTGAGGCGGCTCAATAATTACTACTAATTCATCTTTACACATCTTCTTCATTCGGTTGCGGTGTGACATCGCCCTCTAGTTTAAAAAGTGCGTTCCTAATCACCGTTTTAACCGCCCCCGTATTAGATATTGTTTGCAAGTCGTAGTTGGCTTCTGACCAAACAGCGCATTTCGTTAAATCGTGGTTAAATTTAAGCAAAATTACGCCATTCTCGGCATCTACGACCTTAATAGTCTCATTTGTGCTAGATAGAGAAATTACAGTGTGACTTCTAACTTTTGCCCACAAATCTAACCGCTTAATATTGGTTAGGTCGTATGGTTTAAGTTCCCCATCTTGCTGCTTCTCATATATCCGCACTCTTCGCTCTTCATCATCGCCTCGATAAAGAACGATGTCAGTGTTTGACATTTAAGCCCCCTTGCGCATTTGGCTGAAACGTTTATCGTGCTGTCTACCTTTAAGCTCGCTTTCGTATGATTTCTTGCAGTGGTTTTTGTCAAAGAATAGTAAATTAATTACTTTGTTAATGATTGCCCATCGTTTCTTTGGCTCAGAAACTAAAATCGCACCTCGATAAGTGCGACTTGATAACGTTTCGTCTGCTGCTCCACCAGTCAAGGCATTAAACAACTGGTCGATAGCGATTAAATTATGGTAAGCGTAAAGCTTTAATTTACTTGGAATTTCCATTCTTCAATTTCCTTTTCAAGTTTAATTAAATCATCCACCGTATCCAGTGTAAGAAGCTTATCTTCAAAGGCTTGTCTTTGTCCGATAATCACACCAACCGCAAGAGCAAATTGCTCTGATTTTTCAATAACCTTTTGTACTAAAACTTCAAAAGGAATATTTCTAATTCGTGCAATTTGTTTAAGCATTGGTGTGTCGGCTTTATTATTTACCTGCCACGCTAAAGCCTCTTTCTCTTGTCGATAAAAACTCTCAATTTCGGTTTGAGGGTATCCAACGAGCAAGCTATTTTTAATTTTATCCGCTTTATCAGCCAGAGAGGTAAGTAAGGCTTCTTTCTTGGATGTTAAGAAGTTATTTTTTTTCTCTTGTGATTCCTTGAATTTCTTCGTTTTCATATCAAAGAAATGATATTCAGTGGGGGCTGCGCCAGAGTATTTAATCACCCCATTTTCAACCCACACCTCACCACCACCGGTCACACTTAACCAGATTGAATTAACTTCTTCCTGTGAATTGACCGGAAACCAATCATCACCGGATGTCTCAAAAGTATATTCCCCATTTTCCGCTCTCACAGCTAGAGGTTCATCAAAAATCTTAGATTTAATATTAAATTGTTTAAACATAATCAATCCTTAATAGAAGTACTCGCCAATTAGAATTAAGCTGATTTTTTGCGTAGCTATTACGGCATCAGTATAAATATTAACCTTATTATCGCCATTGAACTCAACTGCGTATGACTTTTTGTGCCCACCAACAGCACTTGTTGCAACCCCAACCTTGAAACCTTGCAACGCTTCGGCTAAGTTTAATGTTGTACCACCAAGATTTGGGCCAAGACTAACCTCTGCCACATATATTTTAATCCCTCTGTTATCTGTGATAGGAATTCTAAACACCCTTGAAATCGCGCCATTACCAGCATATTCAGCCATTTGAAACTTGTTTCTAAAGTCGTAGAAAATATGCTCCATTAATGCGGAATTTAAGCCTCTGCCGTTACCACTAATTACATTTCCTTGACTTGTAAAATCGCCACTGTGTTCAAAAGTCCACAACTTATTGCTTCCATTATCTTCAATTAAATGAATAATGCCTCGCCCGAAACCGTCGCCAGCTTCCTGTCTTGTGGTATAGCCAAAGGAGAACGCTGTTCCGTATTGATTATTTCTTCTGACTCTCCCTTTGATAAATGGGTGATATGCGTCTCTGTCTAATGAACCAGTCTCTTCAACCATGAAAGGAGCGTTTGAGTTGTACTGATTGACATACGCACCGAATCCATAATTATCCGTGAATATAGAAGAATCAGATCTAAATCTATATCCATCAAAACCGAATCTTTTATTAGCACTTCCGTAAGCTATAAATCCGACACTCGGATCTTGCATACCTCTGAATCCGATAGTGTTTACATTGTCAATATCAACAAAGCGTACATCATCGCCAATCTGCAATGAATTGTCATTATTGGACGGGTCATTAATAACAACATTAGGCACTGTTAACGTACCTGTCATTGTGTCGCCAGATTTCAATACTGCTTCATCTCGAACTGTTTTAATAGCTTTTGATGTAGCTGCATATTCCTCGCTACTACTGATTACACTAGAGCTTAACTGAACAATCCCAGCTTGATTGATTGACCCTTTTTTGATATTCATTGAGTCACCCCAACGAACCCAATAAATAGAATCATCCTCATCTGGAAGCTTGCCTTTGTTTGCTTTTAACGACTTGTAACTCAACCCGTTATACTGAACATAAGCCGCCTCTGGATAATCAAGAGTAGCCGACCATTCAGGGAGTCCTCGCTGCATCAAATAGCCGTATCTCTCATCAGTTCTTTTGAATAGCCAGTTAAACCACTCCATAGGAGGGATACCGCCAGTTTGGTCGAATGAAAGCCCCCAACCTCTGGGAACATCTGGGAATTCATTAACTTCGCCTTGTTTTGCATTAGAGGCGAAAATTTTCTCATCTGGCTTATTAAATAATGCCATTTATTACTCCTATTCAATGTGGAATGTAATCTTAGTACCGGCTTGTCTTGGTAGAATATCCAAGTGCTGAATTGCGTATCGTGTGAAATCCGTCAGTGAGATGCTTTTAACGCTCACAGAAACCGTCATATTTAAGTTATCTACAACTCGGCAGCCATCGCCAAAAATAAAACGGCACGCTTCGATAATGTTCGGTAGCGTGCCTGTTTGGTAGTTTTTTATTATTCGGCATTTAATAAGGAATCTATAATCATCATCCCCAAGAACAACCGAGTCAGCTAAAGGATCTCGCCTGCGATACCACTGTCCGCCGCCTTGTCGATTTTTACTAAACGGCATGGCATTTTGAGCAGTATGAAAACCGAAGAAGCTTCTCAAATAGTAACCGTTGATTACCCTAAACTGCCCTACATGCTTACCGACTAAATCTAATTGATGCCCTGTTGCTGTTTCAATGTTGAGAACATCTTGTAGTTTATATAAATCAATAAACCCTTTAGCGATAACATCTTCAAAAAGCTTAATTGTCGCCTGTGCTTTAGGTTTCCCTCTGTATTGCCAGATTATTAAATCAGAGTAAGGCATTATTCCACCTCGATTGTCACATCATTTGGTAAAATCCTAGCAATCTCACGAGGTTGCAGTACTACGTTTTCAGCTTTCAACTGTTGATCTTTTCGTGCGATTTTTAATTCCTTAACCCAGAAGCCGCCGACTTGGTTAATTGGTGAATACAGTCGAGATAAAGAAACTGCTTGACCGATATTAAACACCTGTTTCGCTAGTTGCTCGGTAATTTCGCTCTTGTTAATTTGAGTAAAATCTTCGTATCTTACGCATCGCATCGAGATTTGAATATCAACCATTGCCGCACGGTCGAATTTAATTACTCGTTGTTCGTTATCCCTTTGGAGCGTAACTTGTGTATCACCTTGCAGTCCTACTCCTGCACCTTTGTTTTGGTAAATAACATCTGCAATACTATTACTATCGCCACCATTAACAATGACATTAATCGAATGAGGCTCTACACCAAATGAATCTCTTTGTCCTGTGTTATTCTCAAACACTCTGACGTGCTTAACATCTGGTAATGCGGCTATCTTAGCATTAATTGCCTCTGCTGAGTTTTGTGCGTTTTTTGTACGGCTAAACAAGAAACGCTCCCTTAACTGAATATCTGTTTCTTCTTCAATGCCAACCTCTGCATCTTCTTGAGTCGTTGCACTAATCAAACCAAGAGTGATTGTTTCAATGGTTAAATTTGTGTTTTTTGCTAAGTTAAATGCTCCAAGCTGCTCACTTCTGAAATCCGCTCGTGCTGAACCATTTGAATCAAGTGTGACATCGGATGCAAGAACCCATCTAACCTTATGAGTGTCCGAAACTACAATCCCAGAATATAGCCTTGTATTCGGCTCACCAGTTAAAGCCACTGACCTTAAATAGCTGTAATTAGCACCCCTACGCATTAATCCAGCGTATGCCACTCGCTGCTCCAGCCATGCACCAGTTGCCACATCCGGATCTAGCTGTCTATATACATTCTCAGCCAGCTCCTCAAAATCCATTCTGATTTGAGCAAGTAATCCTACAACCTGCCCGTCTGGTGTATTTGGTGATAAGTCGATATTTTGACCGTATATTTGACGCAAGCCATTTTCAAGAGTCGAAACAATACTGTCCAATCTCTCAATCTTAATCCCCTCTTCCGTTAGTGTTGCCATGATTTACTCCTATGATGTATAGCTCGCTGATTGCTCTTTCCCGTAAATATCATGATAAGTGATATACACTTCAAGTTTTCGATTATCTGAATTTAGAATAGCCTCGTAATCAGTTATCTTTACCACTCCATCAGTTTGCAATACATGGCGTTTTATTCTGATTTCCCAATCCGCTAAATTGACATTGCGCCCCATCTGCTCCAACCAAGGCAAGCCATGTCCTAAATCTAAGAACCAGTCATTAGTAAATGACCAAAGTCTAGTTTGAACGTTTTGAGCAATAGCCTCAGATTCGCTCGCGTAGTTTGAAAAGCCTTGCCCAAAAGTCCAATCATGATTTTTATCCAACCGTCTAACTCTAACCGTCATTGTGGAACTCCTGTTGTACCGCCACTATCTCCAGAGTGTTTGTGTGATTTACCTGATATTCCAGCGGACTTGACATCAGTGTCGCTTGATATAATACCAGTTGAGCTGTGCTTTCCTTTCTGCACTGTATCGCCTTGATGCTCTATATTGCCCTTGATTAAGATTGTCCCGTTTTTGATCCGAATATACGTTCCGCCATCAAGCGTCTGCATCGACAGCCCGTCATTGAAAAAGTTTTTAATAACTCGTGGAACTGAACAAACACCCGGTATGAACATTGCATCAGATAGGTCGTGCAATCTAAAATCAAGAGGAGCTGATGCACTGCCATTTTGCCACCAGCCATCTATGCACCGCTCGGAAAATATCGCTATCCCCTCATCACCCTCTTTTAATGGGAATGTAACAGCGAATCCACCGCCTCGAGGGAAGCTAACTGGAACATCAACAAGAGCCGGAATATCAGCATCTTTGCCATCAGCTAATTTCATCTTAATCTGTGTGGCAAGCGTTACTGTTTGCTTGCTTGAATCAAAACTCACCACCTTGGCAGGTAACGCAGTGTGTAGATTTAATTGTGCTTGTTGAATTTGCTGGTCTGCTGCTGTTTCTGGTGTTGCTAGTGTTTGACTATAATTCATCTATTTACCACCTTTTCCACCATCTACTTTTTGAAATTTACCACCCACGACCGTCATTTTGCTATGCCAGTCGCCACCTATGCCATCGCCAGAGTGTGCCAATTTAACAACCTTGTACTCACCATTAAAATACTCAATAATTGATTCAAGTTTGATTAATCCACCAATTTGTAGAGCTGGATTAAGTAGGCAAGTAATTTCTAGCCCATCATCTGTTTGCTCTGGAGCGTTAATCATTCCCGTGTCTTGAGAAATTAATACGGCGTCATCACTTAAAACCTTGTCCTTTGGAAGAAATACCAAAGAGCCATCTTGAATCGACCAGTCAGCATTGTTATTTCTCGCCACTCTATTTAGCACCTCACGACTATCACCGTTTAAGACTCTGCCGCGTGGCAGTTGTCTCTTATTTGGTATGTCGATTGCTCCTGCTTGCACTTTCGGCATGGTCTTTTGTATTTCTTCAACGATTTGCTTATCTGTAGCACCAGCCTTAAGTGTTGTTTTAGCTCTTGACTGTGTATAGGCTGTGTGTCCGTCAGAGCATTCAAGCGTTAAAATAAAGTCCAATCCTTCTCGCTGAATTCTAACTTTGGTAATGTCGCCAGAATAAATCTGTCTCAACTCGTTATACCCAACAAATAAAGCCGCCTTTTTATACTCCTGACTTAACAATTTATTGATGTGATTTCGATTGAGATTCCATACTTGAATTTTCGCAGGGTTAGGTTTCTCATTGATTGTTTTATCAATTTCAAATGCGACCCGAAGCTGCTCTATTGATACTGTTTCGCTATCATTGCTAATATCTAGCTTCCATTGTCTGCCGAACTGCTTCATTATTTTTCACCTATGTAAAGAAAGCACCTTGTACCTAGATCATTAATACCGAATGGGTCTAACTCAGCCCCGCTCTCATCTTCCAGGTAAAAGAAATAAGGTTGAGTTGAGCGCAATAGAATAGGCACTCCGCACGCCAGCGCTTGGCCTTGGCAGATTTGTTTTTGAGTTACCGGCTCGAAAACATCCATTGACCAGAACTCGCCTATGCTATTAAATCGTAGTGTTAAACGGATTTTTCGACCATTAAAATCAAATGTTTGCTCTTGATATGGTGATTGTGTAACTGGAATTAATCTCATTTTCTAACTCCTATTACATTGCCAAGGTGCGAGGTTTTCTTAGGCGTAGCCTTTACTGGTTGCGTCGTTCCTTGTTGAGTTTTGCTTGCTGACTGCGTTGCTGCTCTTCCGCTTTTACTCTTCCCTGCTGTTGTTGATTTTCCTCCAGCTCCAGATTTTCCGTTGCCGCTTCCGCCGCCGCTTGAGCTAGATGTTTGAGTATCAACAATAAATATTTCCCTTGCTGTTACCGTAAATGTTGCACTTCCGTCTTGTGATTGATTAACGGAAATTGATTCAATCATCATATTTTCATACAGGTGTATTCCTGTTTGAATGTCGATTGTTTCACCTGATTTTTGGCAAGCCACTAAATCGGCATAACACTTCTGAACTCGACTGTCGCCGACTCCGCTATCTAGTAGTCCGCCAAGCCCAAAATCTGGCAAAAAAGGTGCGATTGAACGCACCTGATTAAACGCATTTTTAACTTGATTAAAAGCCCCTGCGACCTGACTAATCACTCGTCCAGCTTTAGCAATCGTTTGGGCTGTTTTTGTTACAACATCAACAGGAAGTGGTATAGCGTTGAGAAAATCGGAAGCTCCTCGTATATTCCCGAGAAAAGGAATACTTCCGCTAAATGAGCTATGGTCATGATCTACCATTACGCCATTTATTGTCACTCTCTTTGGTTGAATGACGGCATGGTCTGCTATCGCAGCTCCAGATTCAATCGGATTCTCTGTAATTGATAGGTCAGATTGATGATCTTCGACTGTGATAGCATCAAATGTAATTTGCCCAATATTTCTATTGGACACTTGAGCAAAATTAGCCATGTTTAACCTATAACTGTTGATAGTTGATTATTGATCGCTCTTGCCGATTGGTCTGCCACGGCTTTAGGATTATCTGAGCCTTGAATGTGCTGCGTAATAGTTATTTTATTATTACTGTTTTTCTGACTGTTATCTGTGTTTGTAGTTTGCTGACTAGCTCCAGAAGATGCAGCCATAGAAGCACCAAGAACCATATTTTGCATTGATGCAGCGCTTTGAGCGAACCCAGCTGCAGAAGATGCAACAGAGCCAACATTTTCGCCAATAGTTTGAACTCGTTGAGTGATTGGTATCTCTATCGGTTCGATCCCTGCGCCAAACTTATTGACAATAGAAATCAAACTATTAACAAACTCAATAGCTGCTTTTTTAATGTTATCCCAAACACCAAGCACGACATCCCCCATTTTAGAGAACATCCGCTTAAAAGCACCTAACCAGTCGCCAGTAGTCCAACCATAAACAATACCATCCCACACCGCACCAAGCATTTTAAATAAGCCAATTACAGCAGAAATAGCCACCTCAAATGAGGACGATAAAGCCGTTGCAACAACTGCAATGACGCCAGAAAGTCCCTCAAGAGTCTGAGCGATAAAGTTAAACACACTCGCCAACGCACTGCCGACAGATTCACCATTATTACCAAACTCATCAACCGCACTTGTTGCACCGAAGATTTGTTTTAATAATCTTGAGAAGCTGCCGTATATGCTTTCGATAGCCGACCAGACGATAGATAACACGCCTTTTAATGGCTTGATAACATCTAACGCATCATCCCATCCATTAGCAAAGCTCTTAACCCATTCTTTAGCCTTATTAAGTAAAGGCTTAATGCTTCGCCATCCGTCAGCGAAAGGCTTCCAGAAATCCCCAAGAGCAGTTTCACCACCCTCAAGATATGTCATAAAGTCATCTATGAGCAGAAATAAGGCTGTAACAGCTCCAACGGCTAAAGTTATTGGATTTGTCGCAAACGCTAATAACATTCTGCGACTTAGCCACAACATCAAGCCGCCTAGAGCAATAATCACAGACTTCCGGCCGATAGTGCTTTCAATAACGCTATTAATTGCACCGGCCACCTCAAACAAGAACGAGAGAACCTTGCTAAACCCATTTAATATGGACTTAATAAAGTCATTGTTTTCAACAAACCATTTTGTGAAGCTTTCTGCTAATCGTTGAATTGACGGGGCTACTCGCAAAGATACGTACTCGCCTATTGCGGTGAACACTTGTGAAACCTGCGTTAAAGCATCTTTGAAAGCCGCTGCGGTTTCAGCATTTTCAGCGTTCCCAACTCCAAGCGTTAAAGCTTCGGCCAGAGCAATCTGCTCTGTTAGCTCGTCATTACCAAGCCGCAACATCTGAATCATTGAGCCATCAATACCAAGCTTAGAAAGCATTGCTATTTGCTCTTGATTGCTCATCTGTTGCATTTTTTCGGATATTTCACCGAATAGCTCGCTAGATGATTTTATTTCGCCATTAGCTTTTTTAGCGCTTAATCCGTACTGTTCAAAAGATTTAGCACCACGACCAACTCCAGCGGCGGCCTCGCCAATTACACGAGATAACCCCTCGATTGATGATTGTGCAGCTTGAGCAGATGATCCGTTTACTTCTGCAACCTTGCCTAACAGATAGATTTGGTCGGCCGATTCACCAGTTACATTTGAAAGCTGTTTGATTTCGTCTAGCGCATCAAGATTTGCATCAACAAAGTTTTTCACGCCAACGGTTGCGGCATAAAAAGCCGCGCCAAAGGCAGCAACCTTAAGTGTGGTAGCGTTAATGCTCACGCCAAGCATATTAAACTTTTGGACTAATCCATCTGCGCCGTACTTATTAGCCCATAACTCAGTGAGATCGCTCGATAAGTCACTAGCGGCGTCTGCATTGTCTTTTGTTGCTTCCGTGTTAGCAATGACTGCTTCACTGTCCGACTCTACAGAGTTCTTCTTCCGCTCGATTGCCTCACCAAGTTTGCTTATTACAGATTCGACTTGCTCGGCATTTAACCCTGCTGCCTGTAACTCTCGCGATAATTCTTCGCTATTGTTTATAAAACCTTCACCGAAAGCAGATAACATCTGGTCGCCTTCGATTAGCTTTTGAATCCAGGCATCAAGTGATTCATCTTGAGAAAGATTTGCTGTTTCTTGTTGGAGCTGCTCGATAGATTGGAAGAATTCGGCAAATTCTGGCATATCTCTAGCTTGAGCCGTTGCATCGCTTACAATATCCTCTATTGATTTTGCGAACGCGCCTAAACTATCAACCGCACTTTCCGTACCATCACTGACGGAGTTTAAGAATTGCTCAAACTCTCGCATCGCTTGGCTATCTGCATCAATACCAATCTTAATCAGTAATTCATCTAATAGCATTATTGCTTTGCTCCATTTGATTTAATTCCACTATAACTTCATGGAATGTTAAAAGGTCGGATAGCGAATAAACCGACCTTAATTCTTGCAGCGTACACAGTTTTTTAATGATTGGCGTAAATACAAACCAATCAACTTTGCTTACCGCTTGACTCTCTACGCTTTGAGGTTGCCCTGAATATTGCTCAGCAATCCACCCCCACCGATAAAAAAATCAGAAAATTGATAGGTTAACCCCTCTTTCAATACAGCGATTAGATGACCTCGATGTTTATTAAAATGACTGTCGAAACGCTCTGATAAGCGGTATTTTTGACCGTCTTGCTCGCAAGCTGTGTGGCTTAATACGATATTCTCTAACTCTTTCACGCTTGAATCGCCCAAGTTAGCTAATACCGTAGTTAACACGCCAACACCTAGCTTTTTGCTATCGCCTAACGCAGATAAATCAACAGATTGGAGTAACTTCATTGCATTTTTTAACGCAGTCCACGCAGACATAGCATTAGCCGGTGTCATTGTGTAAGTTACATCCTCAATAGTGAATTGCTTAACTTGTTCCATTATTCAACGCCTTTTTCTAAATTCATTGTCATTTGTTCAAAAACAATCGTCCACGTTGTAGCATTATGACCGTTACCACGAACATATTGTGCTGGAGTGGTGAAATAGCCTTTTGTTGCAGTAACAACATCGTCATTAATCAAATCACGGATTGACAAAGTGATAGGTAAAAATGTTTTAATGCTGCTTTTTTGTTGATTGAATAGTTTTGAAAGATGAGCATTATCCGCAGAGTGTTGCTTAATCTTAAGTGTTAATTTTCCAGAATTGTCTGGATTGGCGATGTAAACACCCGTACCGTTCGCACCGATAACTAATTGACCTGCATCAACTTGATTCACTGCACTGATAACATCCGAGCCATCTGCCCAATCAGAAATTTCTTTCCCGTCAAGTAACACCACGACCTGTTTTGGATCGAAAATTGCCATTATTTTGTCCTCTTAAAAGAAAAAAGGCTGGATTACCCAGCCCTATTAATTATCGGTTATAGTTTACAATCACATCGCTTGAATGGATTGCACCAGCCAATTTAACCGCAGTTTGAATTGGCGTTGCTCTACGCTGCTCACGGTCGCTATCGGAAAGCGTATCCATTGGAGCTGCCCAAATGTAATAACCTTTTTCTAGGTAATCATTGGTTTTTAGATTGCCGAAGCCATCACCCGTCCATTTACCGGCAGCAAACGCACCGTTATTGATACCCTCTAAGCAAACTTTTTCAACCGCAGAAATTAAGATTGCCTGTCCTTTATCAGTTAAAGGAATTTTAGTCGGTGATTTGTATAAGCGAGCAAACACTTCTTTCTGCACTGCATCTTTGAACCAGTCAAGGATAACAATTTCATCTGCGAATTTACCACCGATTACCGTACCCTCTGCGAGCATTGCCGCATCGTCAAAGTAAGTGTAAACGTTAATACCTAGTCGTTTCGCTTTCGCAAACTCTGTCGCAGTAATTTCGTCTGCTGTGATTGTTGGTTGTTGTTTAAACTTAAGTGTAAGCGTTGAGTTGTTAGCCGCAAAGTTCACAGATAGCAAGCGAGACAACGCAGATGACGCAGGGTACATATCATTTTTGTCAAACACCGCTAAAGTGTGATCTAACTGAGCGTCATATAATTTTTTGAAAACATTTGTGCTTTCCCATTCAATTTGCTCTGGCTTGACAACGCTAACACCAAACAACTTATCATTAGCTTGAGCGTATTTAGCCGCTGATTCGATTTGCTCATCTGTTAATTGAGCGGCAAATGTGAACCCGTACCAGCTGTTTTCAACTTCTGCAACATTAAATAGAGCTTCTTCTACTTTCTCGGCTTTAACTTGAGTTTGAGCCTTACCAATGACTCGTGTAGCTTGACCGTCCTCAAGTTTTAGTAATCCGCCAATGTAATCACCATTACCAGCCTCATTGATAGCGTAGAAGATTTCTGTTTCCTTACTTACGCCAGATGTATTTGAGGTGATGATGAAACGATTTCCTACCTCATCATAAGTAACGCTTGCCGCAACAGAAAGCTGTGTTAATTTAGTTTGAATGGCATTTGCAATAGCGCTGAAATCAGCTAATTTTGAGAAGTTCAACCCCTCTAGTTTTTTGATTTCCGTTCCGACTGTAATAGCAAATTTACCATTTGTAACAGCCTTAAACGAACTTAAGCCGTCTGATAATGTAGCGCCTCGAAGTGCGTTACTTGTTGCGCTAATTGTAACTTGGTCTTTTTGCCAGCGTGCAATAATTAACTGTTTCGCACGTGGGCTTTGAGCAAAGAACGGTAAAGCCGCTTTTGCTGTTTCTGAATTTGTACCAAAGAGAGCCTCCACATCTTTTTGACTATCTACATATACGTAGCGTGTAGTCGCATTGTTAAATGCTTGCCCTGCTTCTGGTGTAAATAATGCAACGGTGCCGAAAGATTTGCGAGCCGCAGACTTCGGAACTGTATTTAGTTGCACGTTTACAATATTAGAGATTGATAATGCCATTTGGCTTATGCTCCTATATCTTGTGATTTGTTATTCGTCCGTTGCTCAACTCTCTCAATCGGATCTAACGGAGTATCTACAATGTGATGATGACTGAAAATCACATCAAATTGCCCACGCTCTTCATAGTCTGCACCCACCGTAGCTGTTAGGTTGCGAACATCAGAAAAACGGATAACACCCCAATGGTTTGATTTAAGAAAGGAAAGAAACGCTGAACTTTGGAAAATAGCTTTTAACTTGTAGCTTTGAGCGAGTGAATTTTTACCGAAACAAGAAACACTAACAGTGCTTCGCATTGACTGTCTAATACGCTCTCGTTTACCGTCAAATTCTCGTGTCGCCTGCCCGATTTCGTTGGTGTTTAATACATCCATCGTAATAAATGCAGGCAGGGGATTTTCTGGCAACCAGCCACCGATTACAGCCTCTTTAGGTAACTTCAAAGCCTCTTGAATCCACTTTCGCAGTTTGGCTATGTCGAATGCCGATATTGTTGTAGTATCCATAGTCTTTCCAATTACCCACTGTTTTGATTTTGTAAGTTTCACCAAGATAATCTACTAAATCACCTATCTTTAAAGGCTTAACAGTGTAGATTTTAATGCTTGGCAGAAACCGCTCACCCTCCGGCAAGAATTGAACATCGTTAGGCGATGTTGGCATCACTATTGCAGTGATTTTTTCTTCAATGTACTCCGCCTTATAGTCAATAGCTGAATGTTCGCCTTGTAGATGTTTTACGACTACTTTCTGGCTGAATTTGCTATTCAAAAAGCGAGGATATTGATTAATTAAGCTCATTTGACGATACCTTTTACAGATTGCCGCAGTTTACCTGTGTCAATCAGCGGCTTGCTTGATTTCTTGCGTTTAATTGTGCTTGGTGCGTTTGCAGTCCATTTCCCATTAACAATATTCTGCTGCACATCACCTTGAGCAATTAAAGCGATTTGTTCATAGATTTGACCTATTGAAACACCGCTTTCAAACAGTTTTACAAATAACGCCGTGTACTTCTCTTGATTTTCCGCCAGTGTTTGACGAAGAAATGGGCGAGATGGAATCCGTTCATTTCCGAACTCCAACACAGCCGCTAGAGAGGCTAGATTAAAATTATCTGAACCATCTACTCCCTCATTAAACTCAGCAGGAAAACCAACATACACAGCCTTTTCGCCACTTGCCTTTAGTTGCTCGATAAGCTGTTTGATTTTCGCAAGATTACCTGTAACTTGAACAGTCATTAAGCCACCATCACACCTAACCCAACGAGTTTACGCAAACGCAAGTATTCTTGCCCGTATGCAGTTAATTGATAATCTGCATCAGTGCCAGTGATTGTCGGTGCAGCATAGCCAACAGAAAGCTCCCCTGCTGACTCGCTCGCCACATTGCGATTTGCTCCACCGTTACCCTCTGTAGCCCAAAGAGAAAGACGGAGCAAATGAGCAGCCAATGCCAACACTCCACGCTCGAAAAGTCGCCCCCATCGTGCTTGGCTGATTTCTTGCTGTGCATCCGATAAAAAAAGGCCAATGAGGAAACCATCGACCTCTTTAAATTCTGGATAACGTTCACGAAAATCGTTTATTGTTGGCATTTATTCCTCCTAGTAATCTACATAAAGAGCAGATTCTGGTTCGATAAAGGTAACGCCACCGAATGCCATGCGTAAGCCTGATTCGTAAGCTAATAAACCTTTTTCTTTTGCTTCTAGCACAGTTGGAGTCATCGGCACATCAAAGATTACGTGTTCTTTGCTGTTTACATAAACAATCGCACGTGTTTTGCCATCTGTTACACGAGAGCCGAAGTTAGACGGTAACGCTTTAATAGCCACTTCACGACCAGCCGCAGCAGATAAGCTCTTAGTTAAGAACTCTAATGCGGTTGTGTCAGTGTTCGCGCGTTGAGTTAAAGCAAGATGAGCTAAATCCATCGCATCAATAGCAAATGTATTTGGTGCTTCAATGCGTTTGGTTTTTTCTAAACCAGCCAAGAACATTTCTTTGAAGAATGCTACTGATTTGTCGAAGTCCATAGCTTGAACTTTCGCACCTGCTGCCGCACCTTTTAAGGTGTGAACTGATACATCTTTAGAGTTTAATAAACCAGTTAGGCGGCCGTCTTTAGCGTGACCCAAGAACGCAACCTTTTGTAAAGTTTGTTGAGCGTTTTTGTTTAACGCCATGATTTTTGCTGTATCAAGGTTTAAACCTAATAATTTACCTTGCTCAAGCTCTGGTTTAGTCCATGTAACAGATTTAGCCCATGGCACAATGTAAGAACGTTTTGGAGTAAAGCCAACTTCTACTTGGTCTAAAGTGCTAGTGCCAGTAGTGATTAAGCCATCATCTAAAGAACCGTGTTCATCTGCGCCGTAGTGTAATTTTTCAGTGATGCCGACCGCAGTCTGCTGGTCAACATATACGAATTGTGGGAACACAATTTCAGGATATTTGGTTTCTGCGATTTCTTTGCTAACAGCAGTTAAACCGTTTTGTACATAAGTTAATAAAGACATCTATTTAGCCCCTTATAATTTAGAAATTAACGCTAATTGACCTTTAACATCAATTACGGTGTATGGAGTTTCGATTGCACTAGCTTCTGTTTCGCCTTGAATCGCACCAACTTTACCGTCACCACCTGCGGTTAATACGTAAACTTTTTTACCACGTGTAACAGTTTTACCAGTTGCAACATTTACCCATACCGCATCACCTGCTGCAATATGCATTACATCGCAAAGCTCGCCGTCATTCCATTCATCACGAATAGTGCTTGCAAATACTACGCCGGCCAATACATCAGTTTTAGCCGCTAGCGCTTTCACGCCGCCGTCTGGATTTAATGCTACAAAATCACCAGCTTTTACTTTACCAGTTGCTTTTTCCGCACTTGTTTTTGCACTCGCAAAGTTGCCTTTGCCTAATTCACCAGCTTTTGCTGGAGCTTGTTCGTAAGCGTAACCCATTATTTATTACCCCTATTGATTGTAAGTTTTGTTGAAGTCTAATTTAGGTGCGGTTTCAGTTTTCGCATCACCTAATAAGATATTTCCCAAAGATTTGCGTTCATCAGCTAATTTAGCAGTAACCGCTTTAGCTACTTGATACGCGCCAGAAATTTCAGCATCTGATAATTTGGCCGCAGCATCTTTTGTGAAGATACCTTGAGCAACAATAACGCTCTCTTGGATTTCGCGAACGCTTGCTTTATCTGCGAATTTCACATCTTTGAATACAGATTGTGCATCAGCTAACATTGCCGCTTGTGCTAATTCCGCATCACGTTTTGCCTGTGCGTCTTTCAATGCTTGAATTTCTGCATCTTTGGCTTTAAGTTGTTTTTCAAACTCTTCTTTGTTCACTTCTTCTTCCTTTTTATCTTCGGGTTCAGATTGTTTTTCTTTTGGCTCAGTTGGTTTTTCAGCTTTTGGAGCTTTCTCACCCTCTTTACCGGTTTCTTCATCTTCTTCGATTTGTTTTTTCTGCTCATCGGACAATTTGATGCCGAATGCACCTAAAAACGCATCGAGGAATTTAGCGGTTTTTCCCATAACGGTCTTTTCCTCATCGGCAAGTTTTACAGTTCCACCGCAGCGACCCTTTGCCACAATCGCTACGTGGTTTCCGATCATCGGAGACATCTCAAAATCTGCATCTTTAACGCTTGACTGGATAATATTGCAGTCATAACCGCAAGATAGCTGTTCTACACCGTGTTCTTGTACGGTTTTAATAGCTTGTTCATCATAAATCCAAGCCTCAGCAGTTAGCTCATCACCTACTCGCTTAACATTACGCACAACGCCAACGGATAACTCTTTCCAGTTCTTAGCGTTTACGCCTTGCTCTGGATGTCCGATTGTGAGCGTTGCGTTCTCAAAGCTCTCAATAGTTTCATCAGAAAATAGTGATTTTTCTGTCCGTGCGACCTTTTTAATTCCGTCCTCTTTTAAACCTAATTCAGAGGCCAGATAATCAAAAACACCAACTTTAGAAATTGTCGCAGGAACGACTAAAAAGCCGTCTTTGGTAATTGTCCGCTGTGTTTTTGCTTGAGTTGTTTTATCTGTAAATTGCATTTATTTACCCCAATAAAAAACCCGACCATTTCTGATCGGGTTGTTTAATTAATTTTTTTTCTAATTTTCTAAAAATTTTTTTGCTTTAATATACTTGGCTTTTCTCTCTAAATCTTTTTCGGTAATCTTTAATAGTCGCGATAAATCCATATTATGAGACAAATCAGCAATCTTAACTAACCGCGCGATAGGATTGGCTTTTACTCTGTTTAGATAGTCGGAATACGGCTCGCCCTTGCGTTTAGTTATCGCATCTACCGCTTGCGCCACTGAACTTCCAAAGTAATAAACCAAATCATCAAAAGTGGTTTCTGTATCTTCCACGCTATCATGCAACCATGCTACCGCCACTATATCTTCCGTTGGCTCAACAAGGTTATTAACCACCGCCTGCAAGTGTCTAATATACGGCTTGCCTGCTTTATCCACTTGATTAGCGTGTATTGACCTTGCAAATAATTCTGCCCTTGTTGATAAAGTCATTATTAGCTTCTCATAAATCTGATTGCATCACTTTCAGAGATAACACTGAAATCACTGAAACCACTTTCAAGTAGGCGCTCAGCCCATGAAATACCGCGCGAGACATCCCACTCTAATTTTTTTGGATTGAACACCGAAAACGACAATAAATCAGAAGGATTTCCTCTGATTAGTTTCTTCTGGTTTTCGCCTACATTTGCTAAGTAATATTGAAAACTCATTTTTTATCCTCAATAAGCTCAACACCTTCCGGTACTTTGATTTTACTACTTAGTTTACGCATTTCAAGTAATAACTTCTCTTTTTCATGAATTGGCGTTTTTGGATCTCTGAATTTTTCATAGAGTTTATGTAATAACCCATTTTTCACATCAAAACTTTGCTGTGTATGGTATTGCATTTCAAAAACATCACCATCTTCATTTTGGATAAATGTATTAACGCCTTTATATGCACTATCGTTCTTCCAAGTGTTTCTGACTACGATAGTTTTATATCCCTCGATCGCCAACAAGTACTGCATAGCCTTATAGCGAGTAACAAAATCATTTTCTTTGAAAACTGTTGTGTACCGAATAGCATCACGAATTTTATTCAGTGACAGCGACTTGGAAAATCCATCTGCAACCTCAGCTTCAATTTTTCTCTTTATTGAATACGGACTTTTTAGACGATTTTCTAAACCAACAAGTTTACCACCTGCTTTTGTTGCGATATTGTTAATATCTGCCGTAATTGTCGGTTCTATTTTCTGCGATTTTTCAACAAGCTTATCAACCGAAAGCGACAAATCCTCTTTAATTGGTTCTGATGGCGCTTCTTGCGCGTTACTTGAAGCTTTAACCACATCGCCAAGATAAGGAATCGCCACACATCGACAATTAAAATCATGCCCTGGGTTTCCTGTATCAGCAGGGGGATTGGCATATTCAAAAATCTGCCCCTCTTTATCAGCATGAGAATCACGCACACGCTCATCAAGCGATGTTGACCACATGTATTTTTTTATGCCTACATCTTCATGCCTTGCTTGCGTTAATGCCGCATTGAGTTTTGAAGATTGGTCTCGAGCAATAAATATCGCTCTTTTTTCGGTCGTTTTGCCGATATCTTTAATCTGCTGCACCAAGTCTTTATTCGGCTTTCCGTTTACTACCGCTTGAGTGACTGCATTTTGTACCTTGTCAAGATATTGAGTGCTAATGGATTTGATTAATTGGATGTTACTTACCGTTAATTCATTTACCCTTTCCACAACATTCGGGCTATTGCCTAAATATGCACTTAAATCAATTCCTGTTTGATTTTTTAAGTTCTTTGATACTTCCTGTTGGTTTTGGGTATTACCTCGATTAACAAAGCCATTTGCGATATTTTCAGCTTGCGAAGTGCGGTCTGATTTTTCGTACTTTTCCAATACTTTCATCAGCGCTTTTGCACTAATCGCCTGGAACCCTTTTGCGTCATCCATAAAAAAAGAGCCTTGCGGTTGTTGCATGGCTCTTTCTATATCATCGGTCATCGTTTTGACTAACTGCTTAAGCTGTTGTCTATACCAAAGTTCCGTTCTCTTGCTCACTTTCAGCGTTTTGAACTTCTTCGTTTTCGTCTTTTGGTTCTTCAAAATCTCTGGCAAGTTCATCAGCATTATTCATGTCCTCAATGTCATCATCTGAGATATTGGCAAATAAACCGCTTTCTCGTAATTCGTTAGCTACTTGCTGTTCTGTTACGATACCATTCTGAATTAGTGTATTGGTTGCGGTTGCGAACGTGTTCAGCATATTGATTTGTTGCTCTTGCTTAACCACAGTTAAAGGCAAGAATTCAAACCACCAATCTTCAGGCTGGCCACCAAACAATTCGCCACAAATTAAGCTATCAATAACCTCTAAAACAGGTCTCAATCTCGCCTCTTGCAATCGGTGAATTGACTCGTGATAGTTTTGAATATCTTCATCGCCACTCGCTAAACCAGAAACAGACTGACCAAACAGGATTGTAACTGGCATATCTGCCGCACCAGCCACTGCATTACGAAACTCTGTGATAAGGTCTTTTAATCCACCAAACGAGAGTTCTTTTCGGTCGTACTCGTTTTCTTTATCCAGTAATAGGCTATTAGTCGATGATTTGATTGCTTGTACTGCACCTATTACATTTGCCACCTCGTTCTCAAAGCCACTTGCAATCTTGTCGGATAATCCCTCAATCTTGAAGATGTCAATTTTACTTTCAAAAATAAGGTCGCCAACGTTAGCGGAAGCAATATCAAAGCGTTTTAAGGCATCGATAATCTTCTCTAAGTCTGAAATGCCCCAAATGCCATTATCAGATAATGGAGCATCGTTAGCGTTCATAATCAATAGTCTTGAATGATGAACGATTAGAGGTTTATCATCACCACTGATTGAATAGGCTTTGTATTTACCGAAATTAGCATCGGTGATATTCGTTTCTCTTTCGCCTGCTGTGCTAATTTTCCACTTAGGTAATATGATTAATCGTTTTAGCTTTTCAGTCGGTCTTAATGGCGTATTTAAGTTTGTTGCATCGGTAACAATTAATAAACCAACCGAACCATAAAGGCTTGACCACTGCAACGCCTTAGTTAGCGTTTCACGAAGTTTAATTCTTCGTCCGTATTTAGTGAACGCATCTAATTGCTCTGAATCAAGGTCGTTAGAGAAAACATCTCGCCACGCTCTTGTCATATCTTCCGGACGTTTGATACAGATTTTATTTGCAATCCAGTTCTCACGCCACAAGGCTTCTAATTCGTCACGCTTCTCAGTTAGCATTGAGCTAGCAACATAATTAGTTTGCTCTTGCTTTAATCCAAGCTTTAACGCCAGAGATGCTATTCCGTCAAAAAATTTCATATCTATTCTATAAATCCAATAATGATTTTGGTTTTGTTGGTGCGTAACACATCACTAACGCATCGGCCATATTTGGTGACGGTATGCCACGTTTTCGCATATCCTTTTTACTCTCGACTTTGACCCGTCCATTGTTATCGTAATCCACTCTAGGGCGAGATAATTCAGCCTTAAGATATTCAAGCTCTTTAATGTTGCTTGACAGGCTTATTAGTTCATCATCAGGATAAATGTCACCGTGTTTGATTGCTCGATAGGTTTTATAAAATCTATCTCTTAACGACCACCAAGATTGAGCTTTGATATTCGAGAACATATCTTGGTTTTTCTTGCCTTTAATATATTCACGCTCTGGATAAGCTATCGAGCCACCAGCATTAAAGCCCTCGACTTGAATGGTTTTAGGTAATCGCTTGAAGTGAGCTTTTACACCTGCACCAACGCCGATACTATCAAAAATAATTAAATCAGCACCGAAATTGACCGCACTTTGATTTGTTCGATTGGCTGAATCAATAACATCGCCATTTTTCCAAACATCAACATCAAGAACGACTGAACCGTGTACAAACGCATTTGCGTTACTATCCACACCCTCGTCTGCTACGTCAAAGCCGACTTTCTTCAAGCCTTTACCAGTGAAACCAAGTTTAATATGAGCATCTACCGCAGCATCAATCCATAAAGGCTTAATTATTGCCATATCCGAATCAGCTACCGGCTCGCCCTCGTAAACGTGTCTGTAAAGCTCGTAGTCACGTTCTCGCATCTGCTCCATATCTTCCATTAGCTCTTTCGGAAAATACGGGTTATCTTGCCAATTAACCAACACAGAGGAGCATCTTTCTGGCGGATTAATCACAAATCGTTGATAGGTGTCATCTAAAATGTTTTTAGGGTTGAAACTCACAATAATCTGTGACTTATCTTCTCGAATAGTCGGAATTAATACATCCCAGCTTTCTTTTGATACGTTTTCACCCTCTTCCACCCAAACAACATCAATACCTGTCATTGATTTGATTGATGTGATATTGGTTTTTAACCCTGCGAATGTAAATCTTGAACCATTTTGACCGATGATTTGAGTTTTCTGCACCTCGAAGAAGTTTTGCAGCTCTAAACTCTCTATCTGATCAATCAACATCTGAATGACAGAATCAGATATAGACTTTTGAATCTCACGACAACAAAGCACACGTGTCGGATTGTGATAAGCTCTAATAATTAACGCTCTCGCTATATTAAAGCTCTTACCAGAACCACGGCCACCGTAGAAGATAATGAAACGCCATATATCTTCAAAAAGCGGTCTAAACTTCTTCGGAAATTTAATATTAAGGCTCATCGCTAAATGTCACATTGATTACTGTCGGCAATGGCTTATCGCCAGTGGTTACATCTAATTTATCTTTGAACATTCCCAAGTGTTTGCCTAGTAACTCTAAGGCTTTGTTTGCACTTGTCGGCTCAAACACAAAGACAGGATTATCCACTGCTTTAACATCGCCCTCTTGAGCGTTTTTGATAACCTCTGTCGTGACGACAGATTTACGCCCCATACAAATATCACGAACCTCTTGCAGGTCTGCGATAATCTTATCGACTGTAATGTTATGACGTTGTCTGTGTTCCCGTTGTAATTCTTCCACCCTTGCGGCAATCTTGCAGTTAGTCAGCATTCTTGCAGCAACTTCATTAACCGTCTTAGATGCCATTTTTGAGCAGTCATAACTCTGACGGTATGCCTCACTTGCATTACCGAGTTCAATATAAAGCTGACAAAACTTTTCTTGCTTAGGGGTTAATTTCACCACGCCTTTAGACGTGGATTTCTCTTTCACGTCTGACATAGGGAAATCCTTTTGTATTTCTTAGTTTAGATTAATCACTTCTACTACATCTAACTGACTTTCATCATCAGCATAGAATGTACCGTTGGCATTATGCCAGTGACTAAATGGCGGCTCTTCTGTTTCAGTCTTTTCGACTAATAACCATTTACCGAATTGTGTTTCATAAACCACATCGCACAATGTTCCATTACGGAGTTTTACAATACTTCCTACTTTCATCATTTACCTGCCTTACTATTCTCAATCCACTTGTTAATGTTTGTGATTTGACTAGCGCACATATCACGCTCTGCTATCACAGTGATTAGATGCTCTACTGCTTCACCGTATGTATTACCCATAAATGGCGTTTTCACACAAGGCACCAAGAAAGCTTGAGGCGGATAAATATACTCCGTCTTTGCTGTTACCTTATTAGTGCAACCGCTCAATAGCGTCATCGTGAATACGAGTGCTATAGCAAGGTTGGCTCTTAATGATTTTTCTAACCACTTGCATTTTGTCTTGGCTTGCTTGTTTGATTTCATCGTGGATTACTCTCTGTTGTTCTACCGCTTGGCGTTCTACTTCAATCGTATCTTTTAGCGATTGATTTACCTTTTCTTGTTCTGCGATAAGGTTAGCCTGTGTTTGGTTTTTGGCTTTTAAGTCATTTATAGTTCCGTGTTGAAACCAAATCCAACCGCACAGGCTAACTGCTACCGCTAGAAAAATCAGAATTAATCTGTTCATGATTAATCCACCATTAACGCACTGAATAATCGACAACGGTCATCTAATCCGTTTGTACCGCCGTTAATTCGAATTGTTACCTTTTGAACAGAATCAAGTGACGCAAGCTCGTTAAATATCCAGTACCACACCGCAGCCTTAACAGCTAACTCCAAGTTGTTTGATACTTCTTTCGGATTAATTGTATCGCCTAGCCAACGAGCAAATCGGATATAGTTGTCTTTGCCAGTGATTTGAATTAAACCACGCCCACGATAATTCCATCCGTCCATTGTTTCTTCTGGCCCGTTGCCCATTCGATTGGCATATACTCGGCTTGCAATCTTTTCTGGTTTACGTTCATACTGTCGAGCAATGTTAGGATTAGGGAAATACTTACGGAAAACTCTCATTAGTCCATCGGCTGAATAATTTAGGTTTTCACTTAATGCAGTGAACCCTGCTGTCTCGTGTCCGCATTGAGCTAAGAACATCGCTTGTTGTTGCTTGTTGAAACAACCTGCTAGCTCAATGTGTTTATCAATCGCTTGATACATTCCATTAATTGCTCTTGGGAAAACTCTATTGAATACCGTTTCGGAAATTAACATTTTATCGTCCTCTACCCTTGCCATTGTTTCGACTTTTGTCGTTACGGTCGCCATTGTCTTTCTCAAAGCCTAACGATTGATATTCACTGTGAGCGTCTTGCTCGATTTCGTGTTCATAATCATTCACTAGGTTTTTAATTTGTGTAATCCGACTGTTACAGATTTTTAATTGATCTGTTACCTTTACAGCGTAAACAGCAACATCAGAAGATTTTTCACCGTTTAATGTTGGTTTAGGGCAAGTCACTAAAAGATTGTCTGGGATGGTTACTCGGATAATCTTAATCTTCTCAACCGGCTTACTCGGATTTAAGCAGCCTGTCGATAACAGCACGACTAACACCATCGCTACGAACACATTTACTTGAAAGAACAATCTTACTAATCCCATCCAGCTTATCTTCATTTCGCTTACGCTCCTTTGCTTGTTCTCTAAGCAAGAATTCAATTCTGTCATTTCTATCGTTCACTGTGTCTTGAAGAGCATCAATCCGTTTCATTCGCTCTTCGGCTAATTGTGCTGTTTGGTCGTATCTGTCCTGTAATAATTCCAAATTCTTATTTTGTGCGAAGATTTGAACCGACAACCCGATACAGCCTGCGAAAAGAAAACAGCCGAAAACTCTATCGAGTGCAATTCCTAATCTTGCGGCTCTTTCTCTACCCATTCCATTTTCCTCTTGGTCTCATATCATCGTCTTGGCCTTCTGTGCCATCGATTAAAATATCTTCCTCGTTGTTATTGGTCGGCATTTCTTCATCGTAACGATGTGAGTGTTTTTTGTTTGTTTCTCTCTCAATGTCTTTCATTGAGTAATCGGGGCGTAAATCATCAACCGAACCGCCAATTTGACGGAAGAAAACTCTAAGCAATCCCCATAAAGCAGGAACGCCAAAATACCCAAACGCTCCAGCGATTGAGATAATCATTAAAGTGTCGATACTTTGAGACATTAAGAAAAACGCTACGACCATTCCACTGAAAGCCCCTACTAGAAAGCTAGAGACTACGGAAGATACTTTTACAGGCGAGCCTGCTGATTGTGTTGCGGTGATGTACTTGACCACACCGCCTAAACCTGAAAATGCGAGAGAAATAACCGTTGCTATGATGTCAATGCCATTGTTAGGCGATCCATTGTCTTGCATTGGTTACTCATTGAATTTCGTGCAACAAAAAACCCCGACCGCTTTCGCAATCGAGGCTATATTAAATTTATTTCGGTGTTCACTGCTTACACTGCGACCACCGTATATGATTATGATAGGACAAGTTGACAAGTATGTCAATATATAAATCGAATTTTTTTAATATTTTTTCTTTTTTCACTCTCTATTGCTAATTTAACTTCAATCTTGATTAGTTTCTCGTAAATAATCGCTTTCATCAGTGCCAAGTCTTTCTCTACTCTACGCTTACAAGTTTTTAAGCAAGGAATTCTAATATCACGCTTACCGTTACAAGGCTGCATATGTTGAGGTTCTTCACGCTCTCTTAACTTCACTGCAATCTTGTTTGATGTTGATTTGTGAACATAGTACGAGAAAAGAATAAAATGCATCCGCTCATCGTATTTTTTGAAGAACATTTCCACCTGCTCACTAATCATCATCCCTAATTCATCATCACAAATCGCGCTGCTTGGCTCGTCTTGTGGCTCTACGCTTTTCATTAACTTGTAGAGAATGTTTAGCTCTGGTTTGTCTAATCTTCCGCTATTAATCCAACCACCCCAAGAATACATTCTGTTGTCAACGAATTGAATTTGGTCGTAGTCTAATTCTGGTAGTTCGCTGAATTTATTCATTCTCTAGTTCCTTGCATTTGGCTTTGTAGATTTTAATTTGCTCTTTGATTTCTTCGATTGTTAGTTTTAATGGCGGATGGTCTTGTCGCTCTAAAAACTCTACCCGCTCAATACCAATCTTTTTAACCAAGTTTATTCTATACTCTATGGCGTTTCCGCTCTTCCAGTCGTTACAAGGGGCGCATTGTTTATGTATATTGTCCTCGTTAAATCTTAACTCTGGGCAGGCTCCACGACTTCGATAATGTCCTGCGTGCCACTGTCCTTTGTGATATTTTCCGCAAGATATACAAGGCTCGTTTTTATCTCTCAAGCGGATAAACTTGTTCACCCAGCTTTGTAAATCATCTAACCACTCGGAGCGGCTTTTGATTTTTTGTTTAAGTGCGGTCATTCTTTTCTTGGTTTCTAACCGCTCTTGTTTGTCCTGTTTCTCTCGTTTCTTTCTCGCCTGTTCTTTTGATAAAGCTATCGCACATTTAGGCGAGCAGACTTTCTGTGTTGAGCTGATAGTTTTCACAAAGTAGTTACCGCATACCTTGCATTTGTATTCCTTAGGTTTGCTCATGTCACCACCATTTGCCGGTTAGAAGAATTACAATCGCACAAACGCAAGCGTATCCAATAATCAAAATTTTTAACTCTTTGTCACTCATCATCAGCCCCACATATAAAACAAATAATCATAAACACAACCACAAATAGAACTGCTGCCATAACTATTTCCTCTCTCATTCAATGTTTCCAGCTATCATTGAATTTCAAGCAATTTTCCAGCTGAAAATCTAGCAGCAACAGCATCAAGAAAATCGGCATAAACTCCGATGTGGTAGCGTTTATTGCCTTTATTTACGACAACCCTCCACTTTCCTGTTTTTATTATTTTAGTCACGCCGAGACAATTGTTATCCTTGGTCAGATACTTGCTTCTGTTGGCTTTATTTTCTAAATAATTTTTTTCTTCGTTGGTAAAATTGTTATAATCTCTATACCCATGGTGCATTAGTTTTTTCTCGGCCATGTAAGCAATTCTTGCTTCATTTTCTGTTTTAAATGTCCCTATATGTATGGTCTTAGACTTTATGCGTATAGATGCAATAAAATTACCTGTTCTT